ATTTGTGCGGGGGTCGATCAGTTCAACCCGCGCTGACGGGATGTTCGTGATGTTAGGCATTGGTCGGACTTATCCCCAACTCAGCGCCCATGATGGCGATCTGAATTGGATCTGTGCCTGACAACTCATAAACACGGTCGCGCAGTTTAAGAGTCATGCCAAGGCGTCGCCAGAAGATACGAGTGCCGTAAGCGCCTACAGCGCCGCCCTGCGCCCAATGTTCGTTTGACCATGTGTGGCCGCCGTCGTCTGACCAGCGCAGCATAAACTGAGGCGGTGGGTTGACCGACAGTGTTGTTTCGTCAATCAGGTTGTTGTAAGACTCTGTGACCAGGCGATAGCCGTCCTCGGTCATCAAATACACGGCCTCAGTGACTGGCGTAAGCAACGCGCCTGCTTGGGCGTCCAGTTGCAGGCTGTGGTGCGCTGTGCGCTTGAGATTGTTTGTGCCTGTGGGCAAGGCGCGCCATGAACGCAGCCAGCGCTGGATCTGGCCGTTGTCGGCGTAGGTCGTCAGGCTTAAAGTGTAGATGTTGCCGTTTTGGTAGTCGCCGACAATGATGTTGCCACCAAAGTTGCACTGACAGTTAGAACGGTGGCGCGTAAAGCTGCCGTTGTCCCAGCCTGCACGCTCATGCCAGGCTTGCGTGGCTGCGTCATACACCCAAGTCGCGTTGGCGCTTGGGAACGTCAGCACGTAAAAGCTGTGGCCGTCTTGCTGGTATGTGTAGGCGATGGCGTCCGAGATGTTGCCGTACTGCTGGATCTGCCACTCAACAGCGTGCGTTGACACGCGCTGACCGTTGTAGCCGTTGGCGCGGTAGACAATACCTTGGCCACGGGCGTCAGTGCCAAGCCAGAACAGGGTGTTGTCCAGTTTGGCGACCGAGAACGCAGCTGCGCAACCAATCTCATTGAACGCGCCTTGGATGCGCGTCAGGGGAAAGTCAGCAAGGCCAGCGTCGTACCAGACCTCAACTGAGTCTGTACCAAACAGCCATGCCTCGCGGTGGTCGACGTTGACGGCCACCAAGCCGTCTGGAGAGCCTTCTGCGCTTGCAAAATCAAGCGCATTGATGTCGTAGCCGTCCAACAGCGCCGTGACCCAGACCTTCTGGCTGTTAGGCTCATTGAAGACAAAATAACCGTCTAGGTAGCCTACAGTCGCAGCGCCTGGGAAATCAGGGTCTGTGATAGGGCCAAACACGCCTGTAACGTCGTTGTAGATAAAACTTGGGCCGTTGCAAGCAAAAAAGATTTGCGTGCCGTTATCGGCGATTGAGACAGGGCCAGTGCCAGCCACTTCGCCAATCAAAACAGGCGTGGCAGTTGTGCCGCTTAATTTGTAGACCTCAACGCCAGACACGACATAGAAATTCGAGCCGTTGGTCTGGTGCGCCCACAAACCGCGAATAGGGCCAGTGCCCACAGTTTGCAAAAAATTCAAACCAGGCGCGCGGTTTAAAAATCCAGGCTCTTTGCCGCCCTCTGGAATGACCTCGGGGAACAAATTGACCATGCGGTTATCCGCAGCATTGACGCTGCGGGTAACGTAACTAGAGCCAAGAATCGGCGTCTTCATCAGTAGTTACCGGCGTAGATGTTAAAGCGCTGGCGGTTGGCCACCAATGCGTAAGGCAGTGCCATCACGTCATCAGGGTTGTTGATGCGCTTCAAGTCGCGCTTAGAAGTCATGGCGATGCGCTGCACTTGTGGGCTTGGCTCAACGCCAAACTCAGGGGCAAACTCCATGGCCAAGTTGTACGTGAAAGCACGCAAATAACCTGGCGGGTAATACATGACAGTCGACAGCGTTGCGGGTTTGTTCAACTCTTCAACTGAAATAAAGTGCCATTCCAAGTCCTGTGTGGGGCGTGGATAAATAAACATTTCGACGTCGGGGAACGTCATGTTGACGAAGATTACCTGTGGGTATGTCGACGTAACGGTCTTAACAGCAATACCGTCATACTGCTGTTGGTTGATGAACTTGATGCCGTATGACACGCCATTTGGCGCTTTGAAATACGTTGCGTCGTCAAACAACACGGGGCGATTACCCACAAAGTCGCCCGATGGGCCAAGCGTGCGGCTAATTGCGCCAGACGGCCACGTGAAAACTTGATCTTGCGTAGAAAAGACAGACAAACGCTCTGTGTTCCACGAATCAATTAGTTGGTTTAGCGCCATCAGGGCGTCTTGCGACATGGAGGCTGACGGCGTCTCGCCCTCGGCCAAAATACCTAACAGGCGCAAAGCGCGGTTGATTTGATCGCCAGCGGTATACGTCGCCATGTTCAGACTCCTTCGGTTGCTTCCTCTGCCGGTTTACGGCGGCGCTTAGTCTCCAACGTATTTACGGGAGCCACCTGAACAGGCGTGTCTGGATTGTAGCGCGTCCAGCCATTTTTTTCATCTTGTTCGACCTCAAGTTCCATTGTTGCAACTTTAGCGCCGTGAATTGGGTGTACGAGTGTGATGTGCATTTTGAAAAAGGGGGTGATTAGCCCCCTTTCCTATTTAGGCTGTCTTGTAAACAGACCAAGCTGCGTCGCCAGTTTTACGGAATGTAAACTGAGCGCTAGAGGTAATAGCAACAGCAACGGTAGCGTTGCCGCCGTCGGTGATGCCAGTGCCAGCAGCCAAAGTAACAGTACCAGAAGAGGTACCAGTGTTAACCACGGTCAGCGTAAATGTGCTGCCAACTTTAGCGCTGGTCACAACTGCGTCGATAGCAGCGGCGGTAGGCAAAGTATAAGTAGCAGCAGAAGTGCTGGGGTTAGCAACCAAGATACCGCCAGTTACTTGAGCAGCGGTCAAAGTCGCTGTAGAAGTGGCAGTTTGGGGTGCGGCTGCGTAGCCAATCGTGAGTTCGTTCAGGTTGCCGTCACCAAGTTGATAACCGCCTGCGCCATTAGGTAATGCCATGATAATTTCCTTTCAAAGATGTATACGAAGAAAGGGGCCGAAGCCCCAATCAATTAGCCCCACATGCGGACGGCCATTTGTGGACGAATTGTGTTATAGCCATACAACACGTCGATACGGCAAGGCATACGGTCGTTGTTGATGTCGTACTGACGAACAACGCGCAAGCTGATACCGTTGTGAACTGCGCGAGCAGCCATGTCAACGCCTTGTGGCAACAACAAGTCAGCGGTCGCAAATGTGATCGCATCTTTGTGGTAAACCAAGTTCTGAGCGTAGGTGCTAGAAGCAGCGCCAACGAACACGACAGCAGCGCCGGAAGCAGGGAAGCTGTCCACGGTTGCCAAAGCGTTTGCAGAAGTGTAGATAGGAGCAACAGTGATGTTACCTTCGCCGCTTGAACCCAAAGTCACGTTTGCAGTAGCAACGAACTGGAACAAGGAACCGGTAGATTCACGTGTTTGTGGGTTGACAGCATAGCAACCAGCCACAGTGAACACGTCACCGATTTTCACGGTGCCTGCGTTACCGCCGCCAGTGATAGCGATGGTAGTTGCGCCTTGTGAAGACACAGAAGCAGACAAAGTAGCGCCAGTAGCACCACGTGAGCCAGTTGTGAACTGCTTGATAGACTGAGACATGTTGATCTCGTCATAGCCCAACACGCCAGTGCCCATCATGCCGTTCTTGAACTGCTTGCTGATGGTGTCTGTTGGGTTGAACAAACCTTTCAAGCCTTCGACCAAACCAGCGTTGGCGGCTGGGTTGACGGTGGCGTAACGGGGGTTCATCACAGCAGCGTTCTCGTTCAGCTTCTGCTGGGCTTGGAGCAAGACCAAAGAAGTAGAAGGAGTTGTACCAGGTGTACCAACAGAGTTACCAATGCCCAAATAGGCGTTAGCAACGTCAGCGTCGATAGAAGAGGCCAACTGGCTGATACGAGGCTTCAACACACGCTCTGCGAAGTCGTCCAACTGCATTGTCAATTCAGCAGATGTGAAGTTAACGCCGATGTGCTTTTGTGAAGCAACAGTCAATGTTGTGTACTGCTCGTTGTCGTCTTGCACTTGCAAAGCGGCGCCGTCAGTAACCAAAGCACGGTCGGGTAAACGGATACGCAGTGTAGAGCCGATCTTTGCGCCTTCAACAGCAAAAGAGTCGTCATACTGGCGGTTCACGTTACGTGTGATGACCAAGTTATTTTCCAAGATCTCCAGCGATTTGCGGGTGATCATGTCAATCGTCAGAATACTATTAGACATGTTAGTCCTTTCAAAAAATTAGCGGTTGCGTTGCGCTTCCCACTTTTTAACCTGGCGTTGACGCTCGGCTTCGATCCATTGCGAGGTTGTCATGGACTTGACTGACCGTGGGTCTGTCGTGTCATGGCTCGTTGAACCAGTCGAGCGTGCAGTTACCGGACTAATCGGTGCTGGCGCGTTTGAAGTTTTTTTGACCGGAGGATCGGAGGCCAATCTGGCTTCAATCTTTCCAATCTCTTTTGCCTGCATGAAAGGCGACAATTTAGAAATTCGAACAGCTTCTTTGACATTTGATCCCAAGAAGTAAGCTACTTCGGGGCCAACGTCAGAGGCGTAAATCGTTTCAGCCATGACCTGCGTGATGGGCACGTTAGGGTTACGGGCTACTTGATCGTAGTCGTCGTATTTGTCCCTGACCTTTTCCTCACTCTCGACATAAGCCTCCATGATCTCAGCTTGTTGCTTGGCAGCATCGCGTTGTGCGACAAGTTCTTGGGCTTTCTGAAGGGCTAGTGCTTGCGCATACTCTTCGGGGCTTGTGAAATTGTCAGCGCTTGGCGCTTCGGCTGGCGTAGACCGTAGGGTCTGCGTCTCGGCTTGCCTTGCAGCTTGATCTCTTTCCCATTTGCGCTGTTCTCTTGCGAGGCGCTTACCGATCATTGCGTCGATTTCAGCTTGCGTATAAGTTTTTTCCGCTGGCTGGTCTGTCTGCTCTGTCGATACTTCCGGCGAATTAACTTCGGGTTCAGGGGCAGCCGTTGCTTCCTGTTCCGGCGCGGGTACTTCCGCTAAGATTTCATTGTCCATTTTTGAATCCTAAGATTCCCTGGTCAGCTGGGCCAGTACAGTTTTGCGAAATATATCACGGTTTGTTAGGCCATGTGTCAAATATTCTTGCGTCTGCAACAGTTGAGGGTAGATCGCGCAGGGTTTGACGGTATGTGGCCCAGGCTTGTTTGTCGCCAGCAAAGTCTGGCAGTTGTGTGTAGTCGCAAGCCGCAAGGCGTGCGTTACGCTCACCGCGCAGTTTGTCCATAGCGCGTTGTTTGTTTGTTTCAATCTCTTCAGCGCTCAACTCCACCACAGCCAACTGCGTTGGATCAGCGGGGAAGTTTGTGTAGACGACCTTTTGAGTCAGGATGTTGTGTTCCATGTTTATTCTCCAAGCGTAGTAACTGGCGCAACAACGGCCAAGAATTCTTCCATTGTTGTAGCAGCAGTGATGGCAGCTTCCTTAGCTGTACAGTCAACAATAATCTGTGCTCGTTCAGCAATCACATCAGCAGGGATAGCTACATCACGCTCTGCCTTACGAATGACCATCCAGTCAGTCGATGCCAGTTGTGAGTTAGCAGATGCCTTGATTTGAGCAATCCATTGTGACTTCAAACCCTTAGTCGTGACTGGCTCAGTCTGACCTTCTGGCGTTTCTGTTACATCTTCCAAAGCCTTGGGAGTATTGACATAAGTGCGAGTAACGACATTGCCAGTTAATTCGTACTTGTCAAATGTCACCCAATAGAAGCGTTGGTCTTTTTGCTCACCTTCAACCACTTCTAAAGCACCTTGCTCAATAGCAAATGCGTGAGTAGGGTTAGATGTGTTTGGAAAGAGAATTGATAGTTCACCAACTTGGGTGACTTGACCATCGGAAATTAAAGCAAACATTGTTTTCTCCTAGACCTCAACGGGCCAAACTGTACTTAAAAGGATTGGAAGCAAAGGCCATATAGATATATGTGCTACCACTTGCGTTGACACCAGTATCTACGGCTCTTGACTTAAAGCCATTGGACAAAAAGTCAATGCTATGGTTCGTATTTGTTGCCTCTGCGTCAGACCAATTTGGTCGCAAAAAACTTGACATAGTGTTGTATGTATTTCTTGCTGTATCAAAAACAAACCAATCAGCGGATGCATCAGTCCTTTTAATCATCACATAAGCGGGACGCATACCTGTAAATACAAAAGGCCCATCAGCAGAACCATTGCCTGTGTAAGAGCCAAACTTGCTATACCCTGCTACTTCAGCAAACACATACGCCACATTTGTAGATGCGCTTTCATTTACACCCACATCTGTTCCAATTGAAAATACAGTAGATGTTGGAGTTGTTGCGTTCCAGATTGCGCTGTTTGAAGCATAAGCCGCAGTAGTGTTTAGGAAAGTAGCCCCATCATTACCAGTACTGACATGGTAAACACGCCAGTTGTATGCCGTACTACGACCCTTGACAATCATCATC